ATCCTATCCGATAAGCCGGTACATACACGAAGCCATGAGAGAGTCGTAGAATTACACAAAGGACATCGAGACGGGGAATAAAACGGTATCGAAGTACATACGCCAGGCGATCACACGGCGCCGGAACGACAAGCGACGAACTGATATTACTTTCAGACCTTCAGCAGTTGAGCACGTTTTCAAATTCTTTTCATTTCTCCGCATTAAAATTGGCCCAAAGTACTCGCAATTTAAACTTTCACCTTATCAAGCCTGGATCATTTCCGAATTATTCGGATGGTATTACCCCACCGGAATACGCCGCTACCGATACGCGCTAATTTATACCGCCCGCAAATCAGGTAAAACAGTTTTTGCAGTAGCCATTCAGCTGTACATGCTCATGTACGACGGAGAAGCCGATACTGAAGCCTATCTATGCGCCACCACCCGCGAGCAAGCCGGGCAAGGTTTGAGGTACGTCAAGAACATGGTTAAGAATTCGCCCGCCATGAAAGCCCGCCTAAAGGTTCAGCAATTCCAGATCATCTATCCAAAGCGATCGGGAATTTTAAAAGTGCTCGCCAATAAACCAGAAGCCAACGACTCGCTAAACCCGTACGTGTTTATTCTCGACGAAATGCACGCACATAAAACCCTCGATTTTTACAACGTAATGAAATCAGGTACCATGAGCCGCGAAAATCCCCTGGGAATAATCACCAGCACCGCCGGATTCAATAAGGATTACCCGTTTTTTCTGATGGTTGAAACAGCAAAGCAGGTACTCGACGGCAACATTCAGGACGATATAACCTTTATTGCACTGTTTACGCTCGACGACGACGACGATGTGGAGGACACTAATTGCTGGATTAAGGCAAACCCAAACATCGGGGTAACCATTCGCCTCGATGCACTGGTTAAAGAATGGGAAAAAGCCAAATTAACCATCACCGAGAAAAACAATTTCATCACCAAGAACCTAAACAGATACCTCGATAACAACGAACAATGGATTCCCGACGACATTTATGTGACGGCCTTCCGTACTATTCAGGTACCAGAGGGCCGACCAGTGGCATACATGGGTATCGATATGTCTGCCACCCGCGACCTTGCATCAATCGTTATTCACTGGCACGATGAGGCCACAGGGCGCCACGGTGTCATTCCTGAATTTTATTTTCCGCAAAACGAAACCAAGCGCGTGCGAAATTCAGGTATAGACCTGGGCGGTTGGATCGAAAAAGGCCACATCATTGAACACCCAACAGCCACCATCGACCAGAAAATAATACTTGAGCGTATCAAATACTGGAATACAGTTTTTGAAATCCGTCAAATAAATTACGACGAATGGAATTCAGGGTTTATCATTCCTGAAATTGAAAGCACCCTGTTTATAAACTGTTGCAAATTCAGGCAAACGACCGTATGGTTTAACTTTCCGCTGAAGTACATCGAAAAACTATTCTTCGACGACACGCTCGACATGGGCACCAATCCCGTTATGCGCTGGATGTTCCGCAACATCGTGCTATACAAAGACGGAAACGGCAACATCAAGATCATGAAAAACAAATCGATGGATTCGGTCGACGGTCCGGTAGCCTGGGCGATGGCCGTAGGTGCATGGCTGCAAAACAACAACGATGCCACCGCCGAATTCTTTAAAACCCTGATGGCACCAAAAGAATCCGCGTAGTCCGTTACCATCCGCGCAATCTGTATTCAAAACATATTACAGAAAAGCGCGCAATGAATTTTCTATCATACCTATGGAATCAGTATAAAACCGCCCGTGTTACGCTAGGCACACAAATGCAAAGCATTGAAACAAACGGTGTTAGCGGAATACCTGAACAAATTTCAACCGTTTTTACCTGTTTCGATCGACTGAGCAGCGCCGTTTCGCGAATGCCAATCAGCATTTATGCCGACAACCAGATGGGCCGCCTCGAATTACGACAGCATCGTTTATACTGGCTGTTGAGGTACCAGCCCAACCCATCGCAAAACGCGCAGCAATTTTGGAGCACCGTTGAGTTACACGTTAATAAATTTGGAAACGGCCTGGTTCGCGCCCACAAAAACACACAAAGCGCCTACGTTCAGCGGTTCGAGATCATACACCCTGAACGCATCGAATCCATTACCATCGTTGAGGGAGAAATCATCAGTTACAAAATTCGCCGCGCATCGGGCACCATGGCCGACGAAATACCCGCCGCCGACATGCTGCATTTCCGTGGCATTTCCGAAGACGGTTACATCGGACTGCCAGTACTCGAAGCCCTCCGAAAGCAAACCAACATCAACGAACGCGCCACCGCCCACATCGATAATTTTCATAAAAACAACGGCATACAAACCAGCGCCCTCGAATCAGACATGCCAGGCACATTATCAGGACCGGCATTACAGGCAATGAAAGAAAGCCGCGAGGCATTTATGGAAGCAAACAGCGGCACCGCAAATTCAGGTAAACCAATGATGTTGCCAGCCTTCACCAAAATTGTAAAGCTATCCACATCGTTTGCCGACTCGCAGCTCATCGAAACCCTGAAATACACCCGCGAAGAAATAGCCGCCGCCTTCGGTATTCCGCTATTTATGATCGACGGTTCAGCCGAAAAACTCGACATCGAACAGCTCACCCTTTTATTCCGCACCAACACCATCGGGCCAAAAGTAGCCATGTACGTTGCCGAGCTCACCGCCAAACTATTAACCACCGACGAGATCCTGAACAAAGGTTTTAAAATAGAATTCGACACCTCGGTAATTATAGAAATGGATTACACCAAGAAAGTAACCACCATAAAAGAGCAAGTAGTTAACGGGCTGATGACCCCGAACGAAGCCGCGGCCAAACTCGGAAATAAAACCATTCCGGGCGAATACGGAAACAAACATTATATGCAGGCGCAGTACATCCCGCTCGAAAATTTCCCCGATTATAACACGCTCCTGAAAACAGACCCCACATTAAAAACAAATCCAAAAAATACACCACCAACGCTATGACCACTAAAACCAATCAGCAACACCGGTGCATCGACGGACAGGCAGCCGTTAAGCGATCCGACGACGGTAAAACATTCATCGAATGGTACCCGTCAGTTTTCAACCAGCGTTCTAAATTAATCCGCGAATATGGTGAAACATTTTTCGAGATCATTGCGCCGGGCGCATTTACCCGCGCTCTGGAAAAACCAGAATTAAACTGTCTGGCAACCGTCGATCATGCCCGCGAAAAAATGATCGGTCGCAATAAATCAGGTACACTACAACTGTCGGTTGACGATATCGGATTAAAGGCAACCGTTGAGGTTCCCGATACCACACTCGGGCGCGACATGGTAGTTATGATCGAGCGCGGCGATTATTTCGAAGGATCATTTATTTACACCATTGCCGACAAGGGAGTCACTTATGACCGTTCGCAAAAAATTGCAGTCCGCACCGTTACCGAAGCCGCCGACCTGTACGATGTATCCATCGTAATCGATGGAGCATTCGCCAACACAGCCATCAAATTACGCTCATCCGAATTACCAGACGAAGATTCCACAATTGAACCCACGGAGGCTGAACTAGTCGAAGCCCGCGCACTCGCCAACGAATACGACATATTAGAGAAAGAACTCGAAATTTTAAATCTTAAAAAATAATCAATCCATGAAACTTTCCGAAGAACTGAAAATCAAGAGGGCCGAAAAAGTTGCACGTATGCAAGCTATTTTGGATGCCCGCAAAGAAAACGGAACCCTCCGCGCCGCCACCACCGAAGAAACTACCGAGTACGACGGTTTAAAAGCCGAAGTTGCACGTATGGATACCGACATTACCGAAGCCGAAGGACTGGAAGCCCGCGAAATTGAACAGCCACAAAACAGGTCTTTCAACATTGGCGGTAAAGCAAAACCTTACAACGTTGCTAAAGCCATCCGGGAATATGCCAACAGTGGAGGCAGTCAGGGATTAACAGGCTTGGAACTAGAAAGCCATCAGGAAATGGCCCGCGGTATTGAATCAACAGGGCTTTTAGTTCCATATTCCATGCGCGACCAAAATACAACCAGCAATGCCGATTCAATCGACGTTAAAATTGTACCTGGAATCTCGATCATTGGTAAAGAACCACTTTATCAGCAAATGGGATTAACCGTTTTAAACGGTCTGACAGGAAGCCTGAAAATTGGAAAGAAAACTCCGGATGTTGCTGGAACTTATGCCGAAAAATCAGCTATCACACAAACAGCCGCAGTTCCAACATTCGAAGATATGAGCCCTGAAGCCGTTGGCATGACCGACATCTTCACTAAAGAATTGCTTGCACAGGAAAACCCACAGGTACATCTGGCTATCATCAACGACATGGTGAAAGGTATCGACCGGAAATATACCGGTATTGCATACACTACAGCATTGGCCGCCGCCACAGAAGTAACAGCAGGAGCATTAACTCCAGCTGGGTTTAACGCATTGATGGCAGCAGTTGATACCGATGGAGCTTTCGCAATGGCTCGTTCCACATTCTTTGAAGGTAAAGGAGTTGACATCACCGGTGGAGAAGTTGGTAAATTCCTTCTCGAAATGCAAGGATCAAATAACGGAGTTGGCCGCAGCTTCGATGGAGTAAACGCATACTATTCTACGCTTTTTGCCGACGGTGCCGCCAAGAAATATGTAGTTTACGGAGCATGGGGTGAAATTTGGGTCGGTTTCTGGGGTGCACTTGAAATTTTAGTTAACCCTTACACTTACCAAAAAACTCGTCAGATCGAGTTGACTGTAAACAAACTTGGAAAAATGGTTTGTCGTAACGATGCCGCATTCGTTAAATCTCCGGATCTCGATTCAGCTACTTAGTATTTGTCCGAAATAGTCATCACACCAAAAAGGGAAGGGCCGTTATCCCTTCCCTTTTTTATTTCGCCATTGCGAGCAAAGCAATCCGTCAGTCCTTCAGTAAATCAATCATTCAACCATGCACATCATAACCGCCCTACCCACCAAAACAAAAACAGGCACACCGGTAACCAAAGCCGAAGCAAAAAAGCAAGTAGGCATCGAAGATAATTTCACCGCCGACGACACCTACATCGAAATGCTGGTGGGCATAGCCATCGACAAGGTAGAGAACGACACCAACAGCGACGTACTCGAAACCACCAACGAGCTAACCTTTGTTCCTGAAAATGGTTTTCAATGTTATACCATACCACAGGCGCCGTTTTTAGAACTTATCAAACTTGAAAAACTAAACGGGGTAATATGGTCTGAAGTTGACGCCGAATGGTATGCTGCGGAAGCCGGTTTTCATAAGTTTGAATTACAACTTCTTAGTCCGATAGAAGCCGATAAACTACGCTTAACCTACAAAACAGGCTACGCCGTCGCCAACACACCCAAAGTATTGAAAGGCGCTGTACTCCTGAAAACCTCCGACCTGTTCGACAACGAACGACAGGGATTTCGCCCAATGACCGTAATGTCGCACGATGCTTACAACACCCTAATATCAAAACACATCCGCACCTATTGGTAGCCCCCTTCCCGTTCCCCCGAAGGGGGGAAAGCTAAAAACGCTTTTAATAACGCAACCGATGAAAATAACCGATACACATATAAGTAACGATTTTAAAGCCCTCCACTTTGGGGAGGGTTTGGGAGGGGCCTCATGTTAAGTTCACAACTCCGCGAACGCATACAGGTATTTGCTGAGCACATCACCAAAAACGAATCGAACGAAAACGTTCGCACTTATCAACACGCCTTTTACGACCGTGCCGATGTGAATTTCGTTTCCAGCGAGCGGCAAATGGAGCTAGGCGCCGCAGTCATTGGGAAAGTTCAAAAGTTTAAAGTACGATTTGCACTCGGTCGCTATGCCGAAAGTATGGTTATACTATGGCGCGACGATTATTACACCATTACCAGTCCCGAAGCCGATGCCCGCAAAACATACCTATACATAACAGGCGTTCGCGCCATGGCCGGAACCATTGAAATGTATGTCGAACCAGAACCAGAAACCTAACCACAATGGCACTGAAAGGCAGAGGATCAGCCCGCATATTTGACGACGATAAACTCGAAGCATTTTTTAGGTCCATGCGCCGATCTGAAAAATACCAGTTGGTAATGCAAGCCTACGAGCAAGCCACCGAACCATTGATAGCCGAATCGAAAGGCGAGCTGGTACGCAAATTAAAACGCCGTTCGCGCACCTTTAACCTATACAATTCATTGGGTTTTGTTCCGGGCAAAAAAAACGGCAATTCAAATTATGTCGAGGCTAAAGTGGGAGCCCGCCGGTTTGGAAAATACAAAGGTTATCACGGCCATTTAATCGATGCCGGAACCGCACAACGCCAAACGCGAAAAGGATTTAACCGAGGCCGAATGACGGCCACCAACTTTTTTACCAATTCGGTACAAAACACAGAGCAAAAGGTTACCACAGAATTACGCGAACAGATGATAGCCAACCTTCAGAAACTAATAGAAAGCCAAATACCATGATTTCAAAAGCACTCATTAAACTCCTGACCGACGACACCGAACTAACCGCCGTCATCGGTACCCGCATCGCCCCGATTATCGACATACCGGGCGAGTCTTCCGATTTGTTAGCCTCAATATATTACAGTGTGCAGATGTTTCCTGAACACGCAAAAAACGGCCCGGTTGCCAACAACCATGTTGTTACGTTCTTAACCATTGCAAAAGGCTACGAAAAGAGCTGGGATATAGCCCTGAAGTTACGCGATGCGCTCGAAATGCAAACCGGCGAATTTAAAAACATCACGTTCAGGTTACCCAGGTGCAAATCAATTGAAGATGAATACGAATTCACACCCGTTAACATGTACGGGCACAAAATAACCTTCAACATACGCACCGCTTATTATTAGTAATTAAACATTAACAATTAACCATTTATACCATGCCACATTCAAACCGCATTATTGCCGAAGGTACCGACCTTTGGATGTTTCTTGAAGAAGGAACCACCGTAAAAACATATCGGCCATTTTCAGGCCAAACCGCCTGCCAGATTTCCGACGACTCCGACCAGTTAGAGTCGACCAGTAAAAATAACGGACAGTTTGCCAACTACCAATATGGCCGCGAACGCTGGTCAGTTTCGGTAGATATGTTTATTGCATCCGACACCAACACCAACGAAGTAGACTTTGCTGAAGTTGCCGTAATGCGTAAATCGAAATATCGCCCAGTCATTTTCATGGCCTTTGTAAATACATCGGGCGAAATCGACACCACCCGCCCTGCCTATCGCGGACAAGTATTGTTAAAAACACCAATCGGAGCCAGCGACGGCGAATTACAAAAAGCCAGTATCGCCATGCAAGGCTGTTTGGAACTCGAATACCTCGAATACGTCACCAACGCATGGGCTAAAATTGACGCGACTTATCCGCCAGTCACTACATAGAATCCGAATCGCAGCATTTCCGAGAAGGCGGCCCCGCGCCGCCTTTTTCATTATTAACCGTCATTGCGAGCATCGCGAAGCAATCTATAATTCATAACTTATAACTTATAACTAAATTACATGAACACACGCCAACCCATTACCATTGCCGACAAAGAGTATCAAATAGGCTTTTCATTCCGTGCCATTAAACTGTTCGAAGAAATGACAGGCAAATCCATTCAGGAAGTATCAGGAAGCTGGGACAACCTGTTATATGCCTTTTGCTCACTGAAAGCCATTAATCCGGAATTCACGTTAAACATCGACGAGTTTGTCGATTTGCTCGACACCAACCCACAGTTGTTAATCGATCTGTCGTTCGGTATTCAGGAACCAGAAACCGCAAACACAAACACAGAACCACCAACAAAAAAAAAGTTTCAGATACTCAAAACCTTTTTTGGGTTATGGATTCTTTCGGTTTTGCTGTTGGCAGCTCCGGTATTGATCCCCGTTATTTTTGGTTCGATATGGATTTTCATGAGCTTGAGAGCCTTGTACCGTATTACCGCGAAGGCTGGGAAAAAACTCGCATCGTTGTTCAGGCGCTAACAGGCGAAAAGATGCCTATGCCGTGGGATGCCGAAATAGCCGCCGCCGATAAAGCCAAAATGCAAAAAGAATACGATGCCACCGTAGCATTAAGAGCCAAACGCCAGGCCGCCGCCGAATCACTGGCAAAAATGAATTAACAATGTAGAGACGCAATATTTTGCGTCTCTACCAAAACAAAAAACCATGATCAACATTATAACCTTTACCCCAGTTTGGCAACGCCCCGAAATATTCAAAATCTGTTTAGCCGGAATCAAACGCCTGGTAAATCACGACAAAAAGCGGTTCAACATACGCCCGTTTTTTATGGTGTCCGAAAGTTGGGCCGCCGCCGAATTGATTAAGCTGAAATACGATTTTGTTTACGTTACCAACGACCCACTGGGAGCGAAGAAAAACGCAGGGATAAAATACGCCCTCGAAAATTATCAGTTCGATTACATCATGGAAATCGGATCAGACGATTTACTCACATCCGGATACCTCGATTTAATTGAACCCCTGTTGCTCGAAGGCATTCAGCAACTGCACCCATCGAGTGTATATTTTGCCGATGCCCGCAACGGAGAAGTAGCCTTTTGGGAAACCAACAAAGTACTGGGCGCCGGTCGTTGCATTTCGCGCAAAGCCATAGAAACCGTTACCCGCCGCACCACCTTATGGGAGCCACAAGGCCGCCGCGGAATGGACACCTACAGTTGGCGGCAATTGCAAAACGTAGGCATAGGCAACCACCTGATTAACACCCGCGACGTTTATGCGCTCGACATTAAATCAGACGTAAACATCAATCAGATGAGCGCCTTTTTACCGTCGCCACTCACGCTCGACGAAATCTTAATCCATTTTCCAGAAGCAGAACTCATACGCAAATCAATTGCACAATGTAAAGACGCAAAATATTGCGTCTCTACCCAATAATAAAAATCATGGCAAAAGAACTATCCATAGGCGTAAAGCTGGTAACCGACCTGAAAGACTTTACCTCAGGATTTAAACAGGCGCAAGACACCAGCGCAAAGTTTGGCGAAACCGTTGATAAAAAATTAACATCTCCATTACGCGCAATGGAAGGTCAATTAAGATCATTAAAACAGACACAGCGCAAGGCATTAACAGCTGAAGAATATCAGCGAATGCAAAAGGAGATCGATAAAACGACAGCCGCAATTAATAAGTTTAAAGGGAAAACAACCGAATCAGCCGGGCCATTAGGTAAATTAAAATCATTATTGCCGACCATCGGATTTGCAGCCGTAGCCGCTGGAATTACAGGATTAGTTTCGAACATTATTAATGTCAGAAAAGAGTTTGAAAAATATGAAGCAGTATTAACAAACACACTTGGAAGTCAAAAAGAAGCTCGCAAAGAAATGGCAATGTTGGTAAAATTTGCTTCTGAAACACCATTTGCTTTAACCGAATTAACCGGCGCATTTGTAAAGCTAACTAATTTTGGTTTAAAACCTTCGAAAGACGAAATGCGATCTTATGGCGATTTAGCATCAAGCGTTGGAAAGGGTATTGATCAATTTGCAGAAGCTTTAGCCGATGCTGTAACAGGTGAATTTGAACGATTAAAAGAGTTTGGAATTAAATCAAAGAAAGAGGGCGACAAAATCACATTCACATTTAAAGAACAATCAACAGTTGTTGCCAATAATGCTGAAGCGATAAAAGCATATATATCAGGTTTAGGAAATATGCAGGGAGTTGCCGGATCAATGGCAGCCATTGCCGCCACTTTAGGTGGTAAAATCTCAAATATGGGCGATGCATGGGATGGATTAATGAATACCATGGGATCAGGAACAAGTGGCGTAATGGTCACAGTAATAGGATGGATGACAGGCTTTGTAAATACACTCGACAGTGCACTTAAATCAGTGCAAATGATTAAACAAGCCGTTAAAGATGAATCTATTGTAAGTTCTATGCAAAATGCATTGGGAGAAATTGAAACAATGGAAAAAAGTCTACTTAAAAATGGAGTATCGCAAGCTGAAGCACACAAAAGAGCAATTGAATTATATAACAAATCGATTGACGACGGTATTGCAAGCACACAGGCCAGTTTTAGGGGGAAAACCGAAGAACAAAAAATGCAATTAGCAAAACAATTGAATTTAATGATAGAAGAACGAAAGGCTGTAACATCTCATTTTCAAAATTTAGAAGAAATAGAAAAGAAAAAAAACAATAATAAAATAACCCCAAAAACAAATAGCCTAGATGCACAAATTAAAACACTAAAAGATCAACAAGATGCATTGAATGGCTCCGATATCGCCTCCATCCAAATTATAGGCGCAAAAATTACCGCCCTCGAAAAACTCAAACAAGCCTATGCCAACATCGCCAGCGATCCGGCCAGTTTTCGAAACGATGCTTTTATGCAGATAACACCGATTACAAAAGCTAAAGTTTCGACACCAGTAGACCCTAAAGATAAAAATTACCGTTTCGACAACATGGGCGACAGCATCGATGCCAACAAAGAACGCTTATCAAAATTTCGCAAAGAATGGCAAGCCTTTAACGATCAACCATCGAACCTTGAAATATTATCCGGTCAATTTGATATGCTGGGTAATTCAATTGGCGGTGCAGCCGGTTCGTTTTTAAACATGGTTAGCACTATTTTAGGTTTAATCCCTACGCTTATAGCTCAAATTGCAGCATTAACAACGGCACAGGTTTCAAGTTCAGCAACCGTAACAGCCGCCAAAAGCACAGAAGCCATCGCATCAGGAACCGCCGCCAGTCAGTCGGTACCATTTCCGTTAAACTTAATTGCTTTGGCCGTAACCATCGGCTCAATCGTTGCTGCATTGGCAACAGGAGTAAAAGGATTCGCCACCGGTGGGGTAGTACCGGGATCATCATTTAACGGTGACAAAGTACTCGCTCGTGTCAATTCAGGCGAAGAGATCCTCACAGCCAGCGACCCGCGCCACCGCAATAACCGTGGTTCGTCGGGTTCGGGTGGCAGTTCCGAAATAAGCATCATAAACGAAGCCCGCATCAAAGGCGAAGATATATACATATTAATGAAGAAACACGAGCGCCGCCTTTCGCGCCGCACGTAAAGCCCCCTCTAAATCTCCCCCGTGGGGGGAGACTTAAAAAACGACCAAACAAATAGTAAATGAATAATAACACTACAATAATAAATAAAGCGGTTCAAACCCCCTCTCTTTTGGAGAGGGTTGGGGTGAGGCTGCTAATCACCCCTCCATCGGAGGGGCAGGGGGGAGGCTTTTATGTCTTATAATTTACGCATACGACTCGAACACCACGACTTTCTCGGCAAACTATCGCAGATCGATATTTTAGAGCGCGATTACGCAGGCAATGCCGACGTTCGCACCCTCGAAGGAAACGAGCCGATGGTGGTAAATTACGGCGACAAATCGGGCAACGAACTGCCAACTGTTTACGGGTCGGAAGCAATAATGAATTTCTTCGCCGAATACGATTTCGAATTTTTAAGCCTTTACACCTCCGACTCAAAGAAATACCGTGTCGATCATAAATACGACGGTACGCTGGTATGGTCGGGGTTTATTTCGCCCGAAAATTGGAGCGAACCGTTAACCGCCACCACTTACCAGGTATCGGCCACCGCCACCGATGGGTTAGGAGCGCTAAAAAACTCCATATTCCCGGAGTATGCCGAAGGTACCAAGCTCACCCTGTTGCAAATTATAGCCGTAGTGCTCGAAAATACAGGGCTGCAAATAAACATCAATACCGCTGTCGATTTTACCGAAGTGGGGCAAACCGCCGGAACCGACATTTTATCGCAAACATACAAGCAAACCGAATCGCTTGCAAAAATGAACTGTTACGACCTGCTCGAAGAAATACTGCTCAATTGCCGCATATTTCAGCGGTTAGGCCAGTGGTGGGTAGTTTCGTATTCGGCGTTGAGGTCCGACACCATCGCCTACAAAAAATACACCTACGCGGGCGCGTATGTTTCAGCCGGAACCATCGGGGTAAAACTCGATTCGGGTGACTACTGGATCGAAAACGAACCGCAGCTCGACATGTTGCCAGCCCTGAAACAGCAAATATTCATTCAGGATTACGGCTATAACAAATCGCTGATAACCAACGGATCGTTCGCTAAATTCAACGAAGAATTAGCCAAATTCGATACCTGGACAAACCTGTGGGCGACACCCGAACAACTCGCTTTAGACACCGACGGCAATAAGTTTGTATTTATTCCGGGCAAACAATACCCCGACACTTTCGCCCACGAAGGTTATGGCCTGATTACAAATGGAATCACCAAAAGCCTGCCCGTTCAGGAAACCACATCGAAGTTAAACTTCGCCATGAAATATGCCCTGATGGGGTCTGCCAATCCTGACACTATATTAGGCATCAAATTATGGTATTCGTGTTTGATGTTTATAAATATAAGGGTAACAGGCGCGACAAATTCATATTATTTACGTCGCGAACGCTATTCAGATACCCGCGAACTAAAATGGGAATGGATAAACTACAACGACAAACCAAGCCAGGGCGACGACCATATCTGCATGAAATCGGCAAAAAGCTGGATTAAGTCAGGCCCCAACCGTGGAAAATACGCCAACACCTTCGAAGATGTTACCGCCTACCCTCCCGATCAGATCATCGATCATTTTGAAGAATTCCGCGCCACCGCCGAAGGAATCCCGGGCGATGGAGTTTTAGAATTATACCTGTATGTTCCGTACACCAACCGCCAGCAACACACCGGATCGTGTTATACAGGTGTTACCCTCGAACTGGTCGACGAAACCGACAACCAGTATCCCGAACAAAAATCATTTAAAGTAATCAACAACGTCAACAACAATTACAAGCCCGACGACCGCACCTTGGTTATTGGCGACCTGCCGCAGTTGGCAAACGCGAATATTATTTATTCTCACGGATTGTTCAGGGCCAACGGAACATCATACACCAGCGGGTGGTCGATACCCGGAAGTGCATCATACACATTTGTTGAATTTGCCTGTCGATTAGCCGCCGCCGAGCAAGCCAACCCCCGGCAGGTTTACAGCATCAGGATGCAAGGCATCACGCCCACGCTTGCCATGGTTATCGACGACATTACCACCACAGGCCGTCGCCTGTTGGAAAACGGCATCAGCTACGACAACCGCATGGGAGCCATTGAGGGTAATTATACCGAAATACCCACGCTCGATATCGATGCGTTAACCGTTGAGGTAGCCACCGAATTCGACGAAGAAGGTTTATCCATACAAGAAATACCGGCCACACCAAAAAACATTGAAGAGCGGGTAACATTGATCGACGAAAACGGGGTAAAAGTTTCGTCGCCCGGTTATTTATACGACAAAGATTTTGAGCTTAAAAAGTTTGGCGACGATCCGATACTCGACGACATGGACGGATTGCCCCGCTTTCAGATTAAAAAAGCCGCCGTTGCTCCCTATAATCTCAATCAGGCCGCCGGACAATTACAATTCTCGTTAACATCCGTTGCTGAAGTTAATTTCGGAGGCAATGCCAACCAGGTTAAATTTTCAGCAGGGCAATTACTGATTCATAATTACAACGCGCTCGACAAAGACAACCGATTAAAAGCAATGGAATAATGGCCTACGATCCAACCCTCATATTAGACCTCGCCGAAACCACGCTCACACTGGCAAACAATAATCTGCACTGGTGTTATGCGGTAATTACCGTAGTTATTGACGAAGAAACAGGTGACGAAACACAAACGGCTGAAATAGTCGTTTCAGAAACGCACATCGACCCGCTCGACTATTGGGAAAGCGACGGATTGATCTATTACAAACTCGGGCATTTTTCGCCGGTTGTGGATGGAAAGAGAGAGGCGCATATATTATGGAATTCGAAGCAAATACCCGAAGCACCCAAAGATGGCAAAAAATACGCGCGAAAAGACGGCGCATGGAGCGAAGTTGTTGAGGGTGGGGGTACTCCACAGGTAAACGGACTTGGAATGAGTGATACTGTTATTGGTGATTTGGGTTTGCCTTCAGAAGTTAATTCAACCACAGTTAATGAGGTAACAGCAACAAGCCATACACATAAATTGGGTAATGTTAACATAACTGACGTAAGTCAAAAACTTAATTGGGATTATTTATATAATTGGTGGATTGGTGTAGATGAAAGGAAAGTAACAAGTTCCGATGATTGGATTGTTTCAACCAAAGTTTCTATTGAAGATTTACTGGATTATTGTGGAGGAAGCAGTGTTGCTGGAGGCAAGTTGAAAGAAGAAGGATTGTTACACTGGGATTACCCAAACGTCGGGGCGACTAATGACTTTGGGTTTAGTGCGGTTGGTGGTGGTTTAAGAGATTGGGATGGTTCGTTTATACTTCTTGGTGATAATGGTTTTCTGTGGAGTTCTGATGAATACTCATCCGAAGGAGGGTATAGTGCTGTTTTTTATCGTCAAGAGGTGTATGTTGTACAAAACAATAACTTAAAAACACTTGGGCTATCTATTCGCCTTTGTAATCCTTCCACCTTGCTTTCTGAAGGTGAAGCGGGTTCATATATTGGGAATAATGGGACTGTCTATTCCACAATTGTTATAAACGGTATTGAATGGCTTGATTTAAATCTTGCCGAAACAGAATGGCGAGATCATACCCCTATCAATTACATTCCCAAGAGCGAGGATTGGATCGCATTGACCACTTCCGCTTATTGCATTTATACGCTTCCGTTATCAGACCTTTTAATACCAGAACACAACACCCTTAAAGGTTTAGATGGTGGCGACCATGACAATAACTTCTTCGGGCATTTAACTGAAGCAGAACTTGAAAAAGTACAAAGTCTTGGTTCTGAATTTCAGGTTCACATCAAATTTGAAGCCGTTGAAGCCTTTACCTATACTTGCCCTTATGCTTTGAAATTTACCGCAATGATATACCAACAGACCAATGCACCTACCTTATCGGTTGCACTTGATACTAATATGGTACAATACGATGATTTGGTAATTACACCCGACGAAATTGGATTAGTAACCTTAACAGGAGAATGGCTATGATACGACCAATGCACCAACAATACATTGTAAAAGGTGGTGGCAGCTTACCAGACCCCGATACCTACTGCCCTAGCAATGGATATATTGACCCAACGCAACCAAATGATGATTGGTTGATACTGCCTAAAGTTTATCCCAAATATGGATTGCTTTACAATGGATATGCTGCGATAAACGCAAATTTAACTGCGATAGGATGGAGAGTAGCAACCAAAACAGATTGGGATAATTTGATAAATTATCTTGGGGGCAGCGGTGTTGCCGGAGGAAAAATGAAAGAAACAGGAACTACAAATTGGATAACGCCAAACACGGGAGCAACCAATGAAAGTTTATTAACAACACGACCTTCAGGATATAGAAATTATTACAGTGGGGTTTTCGGTGGAATAGGGAATAGTGCTACGTTTTTTAGTGGAACTGCTTCTGGCGATAACGCATATTATTACAACCAAAGTAATACTAGCGTTGTTTGCGGATGGAATCAATTATTACCTAAAAAAGAAGGTAATGCAATCCGAATTGTTAAAGAATCTACAACTTTAACAAACGGACAAGCTGGGATATACATAGGCAACGATGGTAAGGTTTATCGCACTATTTGTATAAATGGCGTTGAATGGTTGGCGGATAATCTCGCAGAAGGCAAATATCGTGACGGCTCGGTCGTTCCAGAAGTAACAGACAATACCGCATGGGTAGCATTAACAACAGGTGCGCTTTGTGCATATAATAACGATTGGAGTAATGTATAACTATTAACCCTTTCTTCAGGTCCATGAATCTAAAAACTATTTTAAAAACATATTACTAAAACCTCACACCATGGCAACAAACATTTTATCGGCCCACGCCTTTACCACCCAGGAAGTAGTTTACAGCTCCGAAATAGCCAGCGCACAAAACGTAGACATTGCCGCCAAAGTAACAGGCACCGGCGCCGGGCAAATTAAATACACCATCCAGCGCAAAACCGCCAACACCGACTGGCGCACCGCCCGCGACGAAAACGATAATGCTCTCGAATTTTCAACCATAGGAGCCACCAGCGACGGGTTAAACATAGCAGGTTTAAACGCCTACGCCCTACGCGTAAAAATTGAGGTACTATCCGGAGCAGGCACTATAAACATCGAATATGAAAGCCTATAAAAGTGCCGCCGTTAAAGCCGGTAAAATGGTTCAACTAGGGACATATTTAAACCCTTTGCCACCGACTGAAATACCAGATGGAACTATTTTAACGGTAAATGGTGAAGTTATTTATGCGGTAGGAGATAGTTTATATGTATTTGCCGTAAATAGTCCAACACTACTTACATCTTTTGGAGAACCAATAAAATCAACAGATAACAAATTTATAACAATTTAAAAATTAAATATCATGCCAATTATTGTAACAAACAAAACGTATAGTGAAATGACTGCTTTAATTGCAGCAAGTCAACTGGATTTAGCTCTTTCTTACTTAATTACTGATCGTGGAGATCGTGGTCTATTATTTCGTGCCGCAGCACCAAATCGACTTGAAAATGATGGCTTGCGTTATATGCTTTGCCCAGCTTATTACAATAAAAGAACTGACTCGCACGGAAATGAATGGATAGGAAATTATGATTATTCATTTGGAAATTATTTTTACATCAATCTTACTCTGGCATTTCAGGCAGGAGAAAAGGTTATAGGATCAAATGGTGCAATTGGCTTTATTTCTTCTGACGATGGATCATCGTTAACATTCAAAACAATAGATGGATCATTTTATGATGGAGAGGTAATTACTGGTTTTGTTTCGGGAGCAACCGCAACACTTGATTTTACAACCACTCCTGTATCAATAGGTATATTAGCCATTTATAATGCAGAGGTATATAAAAACGTAACAGGAATAAATGATGGTATAGATGTTGGCGTGAATTGGCAAAAAATACCAAAATCTTCATTTTCAAATAATGAATATATTGAATTAATATTCAATATTACATATGATTTTTTAAACGATTGGATTACATATCAGTGTGATTTGTTTTCAAATAAAGGTGGAGTTTCTTATATGTATTCGATAAACCATAGCTTGACATACAACCCTGTGGATATTTACGATTGGAACCTTGCGAATTTCATTGAAATGACAAACAATGATTGCTATTTAATTTCAAATAATGTCGGTGCTACACTGATTTCAAAAAATTCATGCGAAGAAATTTCTTATAATAAAGGCAGCGTAATCCTGAGAAATAGAATACCATCTGTAATATCTGGAAACATAACAACTAGCATTTCTGACTGCACCAACAACGGTTCAATTTCAAATAACATCGTTGAATCTATTATTAATTGTAGAAATAATAGCGATATAACATCATGTAGTGGACTAAATGGGATGATCATTCGTATTGCAAACTGCAACAATAATGGCCTAATTTCAGGCGTATTTGATGCAGATGTAAGCGACCCCGTTGTTGATAAAATAGGAACAGCAGAATAGTTCTCCTTTAGGACAATTTGAAACAAATTATAAAACTTAATAACCATGGAATTCGAGATAAAAATTTCAGTATCAAAAAACTTTTATTTTGTATTGAAAGCCCGCAATGGTGAAATAATCGCTACTTCAGAACAGTACAAAACAAAGCAAGCCTGCAAAAAAGGCATAAGAGCCGTTAAAAAATCGATGTTTGCCACGGTAAAAGATAGAACCATTTAGCCCTCATAAGGATGAAATACCTGGCATTCATACTAATTTTATTATGCCTTTCGACATCAGCTCAAACTAAACTAATTCCGGTTCGAACCGAGCAGTTTGGCAAAATAACAGTATTGAAAGTAAATGGTAAATATGTACAAAACGATGGCACTTTTAAATGGAATAGAAAGCCTCCATACTGGTATTCAGTATCCACACGAAAGTTTACCGTTCAGCAAAACGAAGTACTGATACACCGATTTATAACCGTCTGGAAAAAGCAATAACCCGATGCCCTGGCTCGCACTCGATAAAGGAAAAGAAATAATATACGACCGAGACGAAACACGAACCGACGGGCAGTATTTCAGTTTTATTGAATTGCCTGCCGGAAGCATCGAAAAATTAACAGGCATTAAACCCGAAAAGTTAAAAGAACCTTACAACTTAAGTCATGGCCGAATTTAAACCCGCATTTCAAAACATGATAACCACCGAGGGCGGTTACGTGAACGACCCGCAAGATCCGGGCGGAGAAACATACAAAGGCATTGCCCGCAAAATATGGAGCAAGTGGTCCGGATGGCAAACAATCGACATGTTAAAACATCAGATCGGATTTCCTCAAACTACCGAAAAAGATACCATACTTCAGAAAGAAGTTGAAGATTTTTATTTAATTGAATTTTGGGACCGCTTACACCTGGATGCAATCACCAGTCAGGAGGTAGCCAATTCAATTTTTGATTTCGGAGTAAATGCCGGAATCAGCACCAGCGCAACATTAGCGCAATTGGTTGTTGAGGTTGCCACCGATGGCATTATCGGAAAAAACACTATCGCCGCCATCAACGCATTTAACACCGAACATTTTTTGGCCGCCTTTACCGTTGCTAAAATTGCCAGGTATGTTAACATTGTTAAAAAACGGCCCACCAGTCGCAAGTATTTTTATGGATGGGTAATCAGAGCCTTAGGGGAGGAAGCATAGCCATGAGTATACTCACACAAATATTTTCAAAAGGAGCATCCACGCTGGTCGATTCAGTTGGTAAAGTGCTCGACAATGTAATTACCACCAAAGAGGAAAAATTACAGTTTGATAACGAAATTTTGAAAGCCGATATGCAGTTTCAGTTAGATATGCAAAAACTGAACAACGAAGAAAAAGCCCTGGTTTTAGGCGATATGAGCAACGCCCGTGCCCGCGAAGTACAAATGATGAACAGCGAGAACAACACCAGGCTAAACAAAAACCTGATGCCATTCTTAGCGCTGGGAACCATCTTTGTAATTTTAGCGTTAATGTTTGTCCTTATTTTCACGCCATCGGTAATTAAGGCCGAAAGCAAAGATGTGATCATTTACATATTAGGTGTATTAAGCGCCGTACTCACACAGATTTACAGCTATTATTTTGGATCGTCAGCAGGGAGCGCCGAAAAATCAAAAACATTAAATCAAATAAGAGGATAACATATTATTTGAAAACGCTATGACATTAGAACGCGATAAATACATCAAGATTCCAACATGGATTTTAACTTTACTTTTACCTGGTCTGGTTTCTCTAACTGTTGCATACGGCGCGTGGAATTACACAAAAGGTAAAATAGAAACAAGAAACGAAAAACACGAACAGGAAATTAAAACACTTCAAGAAACAAAAGTAGATCGCAATGAATTTACACAGTTCATGAATTCGTTAAACCGCATCGAAAATAAATTAGATTCGCACATCGATCGGGATAAAAAATAGTTTATTGTAGTTAGTTTAGTTAGGTTTTGGCCCTTCGCACCCGCGAGGGGCTTTTTTGTTTGTTGAGGTTTACCGTTCCCCATCGCGTTACCTAAATTATATGTAATCGTTTAAAACATTGAAAAAAAAAGCCCCCTTCCAGGATGCTCTTTAAATATTACACTTTTTGGCTTTACCATTTAAAACGCCGCTTGTAGCAAGGTTTATAAAAATAACAAAGTATAAATATAACCTTTGTAATGCAATTTACGTTCCCTATATTGTTCCCCATAAAACAAGCAATATGAATGTAAATTTTTATTTAAAGAACGAATTGAAGCCCACCACATCGGTTGAGGCAGTTGTGAGGTACAAAGGTAAACGTTTTAAATTAATCACTGGCCAGTCGGTTAGTTCAAAATTTTGGGAAAAATCGACACACCGGGCCAAAATTACCAAAGAGTACCCCGACCATGAAGTAATTAACCTCAAGCTCGAAGAATTCGAGATCAAAGTAAAAAAGGTATTTACCGATGCCATCCGCATTTCAGAAATTCCGACCATTGAGCAATTAAAAGCCGCCACCGCCGGAACTCTCGAAACCCAAAAAACCAGCGGCCTGTTTTTAGACTATTTCAAACACTATGCTGCCGCCGCCAACATAAAGGCCAAAACCCTGAAAAATTACACCGACACCGCCACGTTTATAGCCGCATACGAGGCCCACACCCGCCACAAACTCACGTTCAACGATATCACCATCGATTTTTACAACGCTTTCCGCAATTATATTTTAACCCGAAAAAAGAAAAACGACGAATATTATTCGCTCAATTATTTTGGGTCGATCATTAAGCACATCAAAACAGTTATGCGCGAGTCGGGACCAGAGGGCGACCGCCTCCACAACAATACCGATTACAAAAGCCGTCGTTTCATCAAAGAAACCGAAGAAGCCGACACCGTTTATCTCAACACCTCCGAACTTGATCGTATTAATCAGCTCACCATCGATGAGGAAACCGTAAAAGCCGCCACCAAAAACCTTTCCGACATACAGCTCACGCATATAACCAGGCAACTCGCACACATTCGAAACCTGATGATGATAGGTTGTTACACCGCGCTGCGTATCTCCGATTTTTCGCGCATCGACTGGACCAACATCAGCGCCCAATACATCCGCATTAAACCGGTAAAAGGAACCCGCAAAAACGACGATGTGGTGATACCTATACACCATGTATTAAAAACCATTTTCGCCGGAAATTTCAACCCATCGATTAAATTAGGAAACCACGCCATTAATACCGGGTTACGCCTGTTATGCCAGATGGCCGAAATAAAAGAGCCGGTTACAACAGTACGCACCGAGGGAGGCCGACAGGTAAGCCGCACCGCCGAAAAATGGAAGCTGGTAAGTTCGCACACCGCCCGCCGCTCGGGAGCCACCAACATGTTTATTTCGGGAATTCCGAGTATTTCGATAATGAAGATCACCGGGCACCGCACCGAACGTTCGTTTATGCGTTACATTCGCATAAGCCAGGAAGAAAACGCCCGTTTACTGGCACAACATCCGTTTTTTAAATGAAATTTCAGCTTTTAAAATCCTGATTCATCGCTTTTCTTTTCTAGTAATTTATGTCCAGCTTCATAAGTACTCATGAACCATTTATAATTCATGATTTTAAGGCATGATGTAAACATGGTTGTATATCCACTTTTATACGATAAAGGATATAATTGAACCATGATTGTTTTATCCGAATTAGATAGCAACAAACCATATTTTGCATGAAAGTTTAAAGGATATTGCCAGTATTCAGGTTCGAAAAATAGTTTATACCCTTTATTTTCGAAAAAAGCCCTTGAAAATTCAAGATAAGATGTAGCCGCATCGTGACTTAACCCAAGCGCTGCGCCTTTTGGAGTCATTAAAATAGCAACTAAACTGTCGTTCTGATAAATCAAATTTTGTGTATAAACCCGCCATGCAAACCCATTGCCAAAATCAACATTATCGTATTGATCTTTATTCGTTTTAAATTCAGTTTTTGCATCTTTTACATTCATGCCATAAACAAGGCCACGGTAAATTGATTGTGCACTTCCCGAAAAATTAAACACAATTATAGCAATCAAGGGTAGAAAAAAGCGTTTCATAATATTTTATAATTTTTGGTTTTTTAGTTGATATAAATCAGTTGCATTGCCTTATATTTGTCTGCGACTGTTGCCCTTTATTGTTTATGCACACCCAGCACTCACCCATCGAAAACATGGGTCAGGAGTGCTACTTCCGTAAGGGGTGGCGGCTGGGTAGGCGTAAGCTTATTGGGCGACAGTCAGCTCCTGACTTTTTTTTTCAACCAATTAAACTAACACCATGCAGCGACTTATTATCATTTTGATTGCTGATTTAATGGCAATCGCAAGTTTTTACACACCCGTCCAAAAACAGTTAACAGCCGAAGAAATTAAAAACATGCGGCGCATCGAAAAATGTATTAAAATACTAACCTCCGAAAACCGCCACATACACCGCCATATACGTTACCACCATCATCGTTCCTGAATAAAAACCCCTTTAAGACTCAATTAAAGGGGTTTTTTATTTCCCGTAATATTTTTGTCGTTCTTCCTCCAAAATTTTAAGCCGCTCCTCCTGGCTTTTCAATAACCGTTCCTGAAGTTCAATATACTTAATTTGAAATTCAGGATCTTTTTTGTATTCGGGTACCGGCTCATTTACAAAAAATGGTTTTCCACTAATATCTTCTTCATAATCTGACAACAAATAGGCGACTGGAACCGATAATGCTTGCGCAAATCGCTCTGTCATATTTAACGAAAATTCAGTTCGTTTAGTCAAATAATTTGATACTGTCTGTCTTGACATATCAAGATTAGCAGCTAAATCATTTTGATTCACATTCTTAGATGCAAGAATGTTTTTAATCTTAAAAATTACATGATCATTTAAACTATGTTGCACGGCATAGAAAATTAGTCGTAAAATGTTTTGCATTAGTCGCAAAACACTTTACATTTGAAACATCAAACAATACATTAATACACACACAATGCAAGAATACGAAACTAATGTCGAAAATGTTGCAATTTGTCGCAAAGAAGTGTCAAAAACTTTGCTCATGTTGCCCACCGCCGAAAAAACCGACTTTCCACACATTCAGCTCGACTCGGTAAATAACACCATTCAGCGCCTTCAAAAAAAGTACCGCGCATTCGGTTACAGGTGGAGCACCACCACCACCGGCGAAACCATAGAAGTAACCCGCGTAGCCTAACCGCCATGAAAACACAAACCATTTTGCACCTCGAAGAATCGGACTTTAATAAAGTACTCGACGAAAAACTAAGCGAGTTAGCCACTGCCGCCATCTTGGGCCAGTTTTCGGGCCGGTTAGTTTCAGCCGATACCGTTGCCGACATCCACGACGTACACCGCGACACCGTATTGCGCTACGCATCGGCCGGAATATTACCGCACCTTAAAGTTGGCAAGCTTTACAAATTCCAGCTATCCGAAATACTACGCATCAATTTTCACGACCTGAAAAAGATAAAAACAGCAATAAATTAAAAACTACACTACAATGAACACCGAAACACCTACAACATCAGCACAGCCCTCATTCAGCCCAAAAACAAACAAGCGCAAACCTAACCGCCACGAGCGCCGGGCAGCATACCGCAACCAGAACCCAAAACGCAACGACGGTAAATACGTTGGCACCGGCAACCGCCAAATGATGCAAGTATGGAACGACCAGGCTATTTATACACCACGCCGCCACAAGCTAAAAGGCTACGAAAAAGAAGCCCGCCGCCGCGCCAAAAAACATGCGGCATAAATACTGAATAACCCGAAGAACAGATTTAAATCAATCCTTCAATATTTAAAACAATGAAAACAACAATCACAAATTGGATGAGCAAAAATGAAAACGTAACCACCGCCATTTTTTGCACGATTGTATTTGCGCTAATCATCAGTTTTGTTTCGTGTTTAGTCTTGATTTTGAAGTACGCCACCGTTATAACACTTGCCTAACCATGAAAGGATCACGAATCACCGCAACAATTTGCACCGCATTAGCCGGGGCAGCCTATGCCGGAGTAATTACCGGAGCCACCCACCAGTTAGCCATAGCCTTGCCATTAACCCTGTTGGCCGTGGTATTATTCAACAAAAAAACATTTAAAGCCTGATGGAAAATACAAAACAACCACGTAGCCAGGCCGAAACAGCCAAAGCCGTTTTCGATGCAGTAACCGAAGCCCGCGAAGTAATGGACGCCGTTACCGAAATAGTGAAAAACGTAAACAGCTCGATAAACGAGAACATGGCAACCATCGCCGCAAAATACCAGATCGACGAACACCACATGCGCCAAATCGCCGAAGTACGCCTCCTAAAATTTGACACCGAAAAATAAAAGCACATTGCAAGTTAGAGCAGCGGTCAGCTCGCGGGTTTCATAATCCCGAGGTCACAGGTTCGAATCCTGTACTTGCTACGATATTCTTTTAACAATTTCAATAGTTGCGCCTGATTGGTCCGCGAGGTACGTCACGGGCGCAACATTTTAAAACCTTACGCAATGATAACAGCATTAATTATTTGGCTGATTTTGGTTTTAATAGTTTGCGCTTTCATGTATGGAGCCAACAGAACCAAACCACAACCACCAAACAAGCGCCAGCCATGCAATTAGACATCGATCCGGAATTAATGGACGACCACATTAAATGCACGGTATTTCGCATCGATCAGGAGTTACACCAGATTGAAAAACGCCGCCGCGAGTTGAGCGCTGCCAGGTTAAGCCTTCAGGTAATATGCCGCCACCAGTTTACGCCCGACGGGCACACCCACGGCGGCAATTACGAAGCCTGCATCGTTTGCGGATTTACACAAAAACAATAAATGAACGCAACCATCACCGCATACATCGGCTTTCGATACCCCAACTGGATGGATTATGCACGCCACCAGTGCAGGGTTCAGCACCTCGAAGGCTGGGAATGCGATTTGATGAACGACATAATTGCCGACCTGATGCGCAAGCCAGAAAGTAAACTGGCCGACCTGATGAGCCGCGAAACCCGCAAAATAGTAAACGGGCGGGCCACCACCGAGCTCGATAAGTTTGTGCTGAAAATGATAAAAGTAAATGCCGGATCGCGCTTTGCCTCATTCCGAAAAAATACGGTAGGGCAGAAAGTAATAGGCACATCGGGCAAATGCGTTGAGGTTGCCACCTTTTGCGAGTTAAGCGAACTGAGCGACCAACCCGACGAAACAACATATAATAGCAAGCATACAAATCAATTGGACAGGATGCACCATAACAACATACAAACATTACAAACATTCGGATTCTCGGGCGAAGTATGTAGGTTGTATAAGTCGCATTTTATTGAAGCAACAAAACCAACCACCGTCCGCCAAAAAATGATTATTCAAAAGATAACTGAATTTTTAACCAAAAATACACATCATGATTTTAAAAGTAACAAAAATAACCATCCTGAACACGCAGATCATTGTTAACGACCTAGAAGATTTTGCCGAATTTAAAACCGATTTATCGCAGCAATTAGGCGTATTACCAACCGATATTCACTGTATTTATTCCGAAGTTGACGACGACATAATAACTAATAACTAATAATTAACTCCAATGGCTCAAACTGAAAAAACATCCAAACAAACATTCACAACCAAGTTGTACGAATGTTGCGCCAACGACGAACTGCGCCCAATGATGCAGTGCATCCACTTTTTAAACGGATTTGCGTATGCCTCCGATGGTTTTATAATGATTAAGCAAACACTCGATCTTCATTCAGTAATCAACAAAGAAAACCTCGATGGAAAAGCTATTCACCGCGATTCGTACAAAGTGATTATGTCGTTCGATATTGTTGAGGCAAACGATGAAGGATTGTATTGTAAATCAACTTCAGGCCAAACCGCCTTTTTTGGGTATTTCGATTCGTTGGGCGAAAAAACACCAAATTTTGAAGCGATGTTAACCCGTAAAGGAATAACAGGTTTAACATTTATTGGTCTTAATCCGGAACATTTATCGCGCCTGGCAAAAGCCATTTACAACCCATCGAACAACCTACGGATGCAGTTTACAGGAATAAACACAGCCATCTTAATCGACTGCCCTGGCATAGACGGACAGGAAGCAATTTTGATGCCTAAAATAATAAACGATACTTTATTCGGATAGCCATGCCAGAACCCACCATTACCCAATGCGAGCAAATACGCGCTCACCTGCTCAGTGGCGAAAAGATAACGCCCATTGAAGCCCTTAACTTTTACGAATGTATGCGCCTGGGCGCCAGAATTTACGATTTACGTGCTGAAGGCATAAGCATACAGCGCCAAATGAAAGAACTCAAAAACGGTAAAAAAGTCGCCGAATACTATTTACTCGCCACCGAGATTAAACGCCTAAAAAATCAATCCATCAATCCATCAGAAATTCAATAGTTATGTATCTACCCGCACACAAATTTTATATCGACAGCATTGGCACGGTTACAGCCTCGAAAAACGGCCAGCATAAGTATATCGAAATCATACTCCGGAAACCTGCACAACGCGATGAATTCGACGAGGCAAAATACCCCGACGATTATTTTCAGTGCACCGTTTGGAACGACAAAATAAACCAACTGCCAGAGATTGAAAACGGCGACAAAGTGGAGGCCGTGCTCAATTACCAGGGCCGCAAAATGCTAGACCAAAACACCGGCGACACTTACTACACCAAACAGTTCAACATTCAGAAACTTACAAAACTATAAAGCTATGGCCAGAGAATTTAAAGACGAAATGGTAATGAGCAAATTCAAGCCATTTGCAAACGGAAAAGTAAACTGCCATGTGCCGCACCATTACAATTGGGCGCTGGGTTATCCGGTTCCACCCATGCACGAAGGCCGAATTAAGCCGGTAACATCGGTAACCATTGCCGACCGCCGCGCCAATTACCACGCATACGGAGATTAAGCCATGGAACGCATTTACGACGGTATAACATACGAGCTGGTAAAACAGCCAGCTCAACGACCCGCGCCATATTGTTGCGACGGTTGCGAAATACCAAAAGGCGAATGTCAGGAACTGGCACACAACGAATGCACCAAGCCCGAAAATCTCGACTCCATTTGGAAACGCAAAACAACCGAACACTATGGCAATTGAATTCAGGGTAAAACGCATAGAAACCGCCACACGAATGTGTAAAGCATGTGGCGGAACGGGTTACACCTCAGTAAAACACGCCAATCAGGTATTTAAAAACAAGTGCCACAATTACGGATGTAAAGACGGTAAGATCATCATTGAAAACGAAACAGAAGTAACACTCATTTCAGCGCTTAAAGAATTGGGATTAATAAACTAAACTACAATGAAAACATCGCAAGCATTTACAAACACCATTCAGAGCTATCTGGAAGGCCGGGCAGCTACCGACGAACTTTTCGCCGTATCGTTTGCCAAAGAGGGTAAAACCATCGACGATTGCATCACCTACATTTTAAACACCGTGCAGAAATCGGGCTGCAACGGCTTTACTGATGACGAGATTTTCGGCATGGCCGTTCATTATTACGATGAGGACCAGATAGCGGCAGGCGCTCCGGTTAATGGCCGCGTAGTAGTTAACCACTCCGTTGAATTAACCGACACCGAAATTAAGGAAGCCAGAACCGCCGCCAAAGAAAAGGTAGTAGCCGATGAACTGGCAAGACTTCAGAAAAAACAGGAGCCAAAGAAAGCCGAGCCAAAAGCCGAAACAGCGAGTATTCAACAAGGTAGCCTCTTTTAGCCATGAAGCCAAAGTACCAGCTTGCCGCCGAAATAACAGAGTTAAGCAAATGGAGCTTACCTCCCGTTACTCAGGTCCAAATACAATGGGGTTACGATCATTGCCTGGAGAAATACGCCCATCTGTCGCGGGGTAAAATGTATTGCCTCGAATGCGGCCACTCATGGAAGCCAGAACATAACAGGAAAATACAGCATTGCCCAAATTGCAACGCCCGCCTGAAACGAATTAAGCATTACCGTTTCCGTGGTAATGAAGCCGATTACATGGCTGTTGTAACCACATGCGGAGGCTATCAGGTAGTACGCATGATTTGGATCAGTAAACGCCTGGCGATGAATTGGCCAGCCGAGTACTTTGCCAAAGAAGTTATGCAACACTGGATCGACGAAAACGGCCACGCAACAACCATGTCAATCTCGGTTAATGGTTTATCTATGGCATACGATCAATGGGCTTTTTCATCAGAAATGAAAGTACGCGAAACGCGCGGCGGTTATAAAGCAAATTTAAGGCACAATATATATCCATCGAAAACGCATCCGGGAGCGCAAATTTTGCCGGTATTCAAACGCAACGGGTTTAAAGGCGATTTTCATTGTATTTCGCCAATCAAGTTTTTCCCTGAATTACTCCTGTCGCAGCAATTCGAAACACTCCTGAAGGCAAAACAATTCAGTTTGTTGAGGTATAGCGTCGACCGGGCAACACATTACCGCTGGCCTTCAATACGAATTTGCATCCGTAATAAGTACACGGTTTCAGATGCTTCGATGTGGATTGATTACCTCGATTTGCTGATCTATTTCCGCAAAGACATACGCAATGCCGTTTATGTATGCCCTAAAAACCTGAAGGCCGAACACGATCGCTTAATGCTGAAAAAGAAGAAAAAACAAGCGATTGAATCAGCCGAAAAAAAACGCAAACACCTTGAACAGGCCCAAGTCGATTATCTATTCGAAAAATCGAAATTCTTTGACATTAAACTATCGGAAGGCGATTTAAACATTGTAGTACTTGACAATGTAGCCGAATTTATGAAAGAAGGCGATGAGCTGCACCATTGCGTATTTACCAACTCATATTACGCCAAAGCCAATTCATTGATCATGTCGGCCCGGAAGGAAAATAAACGCATCGAGACTATTGAGGTAGCACTCGACCGCATGGAGATTGTACAATCGCGCGGCCTGTGCAACCAAAACAGCGAATATCACGACCAGATAATTAGCCTGGTGCGGAACAACATGAATATGATTGCACAGGTAGCGGTTTAGTTAGAGTTTGGACCAATCTGAAACAAAATGAAAAAGAAACTTAGAGTTACAAAAAGCCTATTGAATGGAATTGAAAATGCCGGAACAATGGCACTTGAAATCGGTTCAGGTACGGAAATGACTGATACTGATTTGAAAAATACTCAATGGATAGGCGAAATGCTTATCAAATACGAAATAGAAATACTAAAGCTAATCATTGAAAAAGAAAAATCCATTTAGTTTCGACTATTGGAAATAAAAAATAACGTTCCTGCAAATACACGCAGGACACGATTTGAAACAATGTCAATGCTATGAAACTGGATACGTGGCTTGCGGGTATTTTGCCGTTATTGGCTGTTTTTTAATCACTTAATTTAAAACTATGAGCTTAAATATTTCAAAGGGTAATATGTATGATTTCGTCACTCATACATGGAATACCGTCAAAGGCGAATGTTTACACGACTGTTCATATTGCTATATGAAACGGTGGGGAAAACTTAACCCTGTACGATTTGACGAAAAGGAACTGAAAACAGATTTAGGAACTGACAATTTTATTTTTGTTGGTTCATCCTGTGATATGTTCGCTAAAAACATACCGGAAGAATGGATTTGGGACACGATTAAACATTGTGGAAAGTTTGATAATAAATACCTATACCAGACTAAAAACCCTGCAAATATTCGCAGAATTTTACCTGAACAATCCAATGTTTGCGTAACACTCGAAAGCAATATTTTTTATCCTGAAATAATGCGTAACAGCCCGAAACCAATTGATAGAGTTGAACAAATGAAATTGATAAGGCAACCGCTATACATCACAATAGAACCGATAATGGATTTTGATTTTTTCCGGTTTATCGAACTCTTAAAACAATGTGAACCTGTTCAGGTCAATATCGGTGCTGATTCCGGTAATCACAAATTACCTGAACCATCTGCCGAAAAAGTGTCAATGCTTGTTAAAGAACTTGAAAAGTTTACGGTCATAGCCCGAAAAACTAATTTGAAACGGCTTTTAAAATAGCCATATAACGTTGAAGGCTACAAGAAGGGACGGATAGACCCCGATTTTCTGTCAAGTAGCTGAACCGTTATAAGTAACCAAGCCGACAGAATACCGATGCTGCCGGACTTTTTGGTAGCCGTAGTTAACAACAGTACTTAATATCTAAAAACCAATAAAATGCAACAAAAAATCAAGTATCACGAAATTATGTCACTCGGGTTTAAAGAAGAAGTTTGCAGCGATAACCAATACTTTAAACAGTACGGTTTTGATTATTGCATTATCACTTTAAAACTGTCTCGGAAAATTTACATTGATTGGGCGAAAGAAACACAACTCGCAGAAATTGTCAGAATGAAAGGCGATAAAACTTGCGACATTATGAAACGACTACCAATTAAAGACCTTGATCATCTCAAAGAAATTATCGACTTCTTTTCAGACAAGAAAAAAGCTGATAGTTTTAATCCGATGACGAGTGCCTGTTAGTATTGTTGTTAACGTTCCCGCAACTATACGCAGGACGGGATTACGTGCGATTCCTGTCCGATTTGTGATACCGCACAAGCGAATTAACAATGCCCGAATACTTTCAGCCGCCCGACTTGCGGATAGTTTGCTGTTATGGGTTAGGGCTTAGAATCCTTCTCGCTTAAAATCGGGGCATGTGGTTAGTTGTTCTAAGGTGATGCCCGGTATCTTTAATATAGCGCATGTACGGTGATTGGTGGCGCAGGTGAAACATAGTGCTTTCATGGGTGGTGTGTTTGGTTTTGGTTCGAATACTTCCTCTAGTTGAACTATTTAATAAACTTCAATTGTTTCATCAACCGGTATTTTTCGTTCTCGAAGCTGTTTAAAAGAAACGTTTGATCTGTGATAGTTAATTGCCTTTTTGTTTCCGTTTTCAAAAGGTTCAAGTTTCTTAAAATAAACCGTTCTTCTATAATGGAAATGAGGCGTTAAGTATAGATTTCCAGCAGCATCAGCAACTAAATAATCAAGTCCACGATACCTATATGCTATTTTTAAA